TCTCTTTTGTAGTCCATTGTTCGTCTCCTGTTGTTGTTGTGATAACCTTACTATACTTTTTTTATTATGCCAACAACTTTTTTACATTTATTTTAACTTTTTTTATTATGTCTATATAGGCTGCCACATTGGCCCTCACACTTGTAAAACTCGTGCCAACTTTGGGAGCTACCTATGCAAAACCCATGCCAACTTTGCGCCTCCAGGACTCATGCAAAACCCATGCCAACTTTAGGCGGTCACCTCATGCAAGACTCGTGCCAACTTGAGATGGCTCTCTATGCAAAACTCGTGCCAACTTTGGGAGCAAACCTCATGCAAAACTCGTGCCAACTTTGGAGCCATAAGCCTAACAAATGTTGCACCATAAACGCAGCCAATGGTGCTTCCTATGCAAGAACTGTGCCAACTTTGGGAGCCATAAGTTAAACGAATGTTTCACCATCAGCCCGACCAATGGCGCAAACCTTGGCATGATTCTTGCATAACATAAGTTTGGCATGATTTTTGCATAGGGGGATGGGGTGTTGCATCATATTAAATTTAAAGTACCCTCTGGTACACAAAATAGGCTAAAATTAGGAAAATTAGGCACAAAATAAACACAAGTAACCATTTGTTTTTACACGAGAAACACCACATGGAACATTTAGTGAATAAATAGCTTGACTTTTATGTAGACTTATGTTATACTATTGGCATAACAAAGGGACAATATGTTATGACCCAAGAAATAAAAAAGAGAGGTCGTGGCAGACCCCCGAAGTCAGAAGTTGCTGCTGTAAAACCAGGGAACAAAGGTAAAGTAGGCAGACCAAAGGGTGACGCTGCTATCATCAACGACTACAAAGCTCGTATGTTGGCCTCACCAAAGTCCAGGAAAGTCTTAGAAACTATCTTTGACGCTGCCCTTGACAACGACCATAAGAACCAAGCTGCCGCATGGAAGCTAGTGATGGACCGTGTGTTACCTGTGGGTGCTTTTGAACGTGAAGTGATAAAAGACGGAGGCAGAAGCTCTATACAGATTAACATAAGTGGTGTAGGGACTGTAGACATGAATGATCCAGAAGTCATAGAAGGAGAAGTCGTTGGGTAGGGACCTTAAGTTTTTTTCTGTAGAAGAATTTAACTGCCAAGAGACAGGCGAGAACAACATGGAAATTGACTTCTTAGCTAAACTTGACGAGCTAAGAGAAGTCTGTGCTTTTCCTTTTAAAGTAAACTCAGGGTACAGACACCCAACTAAACACCCAATAGAAGCCTCTAAAGAAGTCCCTGGTACTCATGCTCAGGGCATAGCGGCTGACATAAGTATTACTAACGGTGGTGCTAGGTACACCATTGTTCAAGAAGCAATGAAACTAGGATTCTCTGGTATTGGCGTGGCTAAAACTTTTGTACACCTTGATACAAGAGGTACTACTCCTGTAGTCTGGTTGTACTAACAAAATAAAACCCTTAAGGAGAATTAAAATGGTACTACCTGTTATCGGAGCCGCAGCCTCAACTATTGCAAGATTTGTTGCAAAAAAAGGCATACAAGAAGCTTTTAAAAAATATGGTAAAAAGGCTGTAAAGGAAGCAGGGAAAACTAACAAAGCAATAGATAACGCTTTAAATAGGATTCAAGGTGTTACTCCTAAAACACCAGGACGAGCATCTAAAAAAGCTGGAATTATAGTAGGTAAAAAACGAGTAAAAGCCGACAGAGTAACACAAGCGATAAAAGGTGGTGGTCTTGGTGTTGGAGGAACTTTAGCAGTTACTGAGCTAACAAAAGACAAACCTAAACCTAAAGCTAAAAACGGTAAAGACCTTAGAGTAAATCCTAAAGATTTTCCTACTTATAAAAAAACAAGCAAATCTGCTGTTTCTTTTAGAGAAGCCCAAAGAAAAGCAAAAAGAAATAAACAAAAAACTTTTACATGGGAAGGCAGAAGATACAACACAACTGAAAAATAGTGTCAAGTACAGAATTAAACATACAGCTACTGCCTTGGCAACAAGAGGTCTGGGAAGACACCTCTAGGTTTAAGATTGTTGCTGCTGGTAGACGTACAGGCAAGTCTAGGCTGGCTGCTTGGATGTTAATTGTAAATGCTTTACAGGCAGACAAAGGCCATGTGTTTTACGTAGCCCCAACACAAGGACAAGCCAGGGACATTATGTGGCAGACCTTGTTAGAGCTAGGACACCCAGTAATCTCAGGTAGTCATATAAACAACCTACAGATAAAACTGGTGAATGGCGCAACAATAAGTCTCAAAGGCGCAGACAGACCTGAGACAATGCGTGGTGTTAGCTTGAAGTTTCTTGTGTTGGACGAATACGCAGACATGAAGCCTGACGTGTTTGAACAGATACTACGTCCTGCCTTAACTGACCAAAAAGGGTGTGCTATGTTTATCGGTACACCTATGGGACGTAATCATTTTTATGAATTATACAAGTACGGAGAATTAGGAGAAGACGAAACTTACAGAACTTGGCACTTTACCTCATACGACAATCCGTTGTTAGACCCTGAAGAAATAAACATCGCCAAGAAATCTATGTCCAGCTATGCGTTTCGTCAGGAGTTTATGGCTTCTTTTGAAGCTCGTGGCTCCGAAATGTTCAAGGAAGAGTGGGTACGCTTTTCTGAAGATGAACCAGAAGGAGGAGACTACTACATTGCTGTTGACTTGGCAGGGTTTGAGGAAGTTAACAAAAAAAGAACAAAAAACACAAGACTGGACGACACGGCAATCGCTATTGTCAAGGTTAATACCGACGGTTGGTATATTGACAACGTTATTTATGGGAGATGGAGCCTTGACGAGACAGCAGCCAAAATATTTCAGGCAGTTAGAGACTACAGACCAGTTAGCTTGGGAATTGAAAAAGGAATTGCAAAGCAAGCTGTAATGTCTCCTCTAACGGACCTACAGAGGCGGTACGGTACGTTCTTTAGAGTCGAAGAACTAACCCACGGTAACAAGAAAAAGACTGACAGGGTAATGTGGGCGTTACAGGGACGTTTTGAAAACGGTTTTGTAACACTGAACAAAGGAGAGTGGAACTCTAGGTTCTTGGACCAGTTGTTTCAGTTTCCAGACCCACTAACACACGACGACTTAGTTGACGCTGTGGCCTACATAGATCAACTTGCAAACGTAGCGTATGACTATGACTACGAAATCGACAACCACGAAATACTAGACGTAGTAGCAGGATACTAAATATGAGTGAACTATACGAAGCAGACCCCTTAATGGCAGAAGAGTCTATTGAGGACTGGGTTATAACTAAATGTGAAGACTGGCGTGACCATTACGAGTCTAATTACTCCTACAGGTTTGACGAGTACTACAGGCTGTGGAGAGGCATCTGGGACCCAGCAGACAGTGACAGAGCCTCAGAACGTTCTAGGATTATCTCTCCTGCCCTACAACAAGCGGTTGAGTCTAACGTAGCAGAGCTAGAAGAAGCTACCTTTGGACGTGGTAAATGGTTTGACGTATCAGACAACTTAGGAGACACTAACAGACAAGACGTGTTGTTCTTACGTAACAAACTTACCGAAGACTTTGAAGACTGTAAAGTTCGTAAAGCAGTTGCAGAGTGTTTGATTAACGCTGCCGTATTTGGTACTGGTGTTGGTGAGATTGTTATTGAAGAAATGAAAGAGATGGCTCCTGCGACACAACCTATCATGGGTGGTGACTTACAGGCTGTAGGGGTTAGTATGAGGGACAGAGTAAAAGTAAAGCTTAAGCCTGTCATGCCTCAGAACTTTCTTATTGACCCTGTAGCTACGTCTGTTGAAGACGCTATGGGTGTAGCAGTTGACGAGTTCGTAAGTCTACACCAAGTAGAACTACTACAAGAACAAGGAGTCTACAAAGACGTTCTCGTAGGGCCATCAGCACCTGACACAGACTTAGAACCAGATCAAGACCTAACTATTTACCAAGACTACAAAGTACGTCTAACTAAGTACTACGGTTTAGTTCCACGTGAGCTTTTAGAAAGTGCTTTAGAAGATGAAGAAGAAGAATTAGTACAAGAAGAAGAAAAAACAAAGTCTAGGTACGTAGAAGCTGTTATAGTCGTTGCTAACGGTGGTGTGTTACT